TGATGATGAGCCTTCCTTTTTTCTTCATAGAAATATTTGTAAACTCAGATGCTATATGTTGATGGTGCCCCCATTTTTTTGGATTAGGATCCAATCTACATATAAATTCAGGCCATACTTCTTTTACAAAATATATAAAATTATCCTGGCACAACTTTATGTGCTCAATCCATTTAGCCTCTACTGCTAATCTTAATTGTTCGTTTGTTAGTAATTCTTTTTGCATTGAGTCCCCTTTTTATACCATAATAAAAATATAGTCACTATGTCTATTGATCAGAGTTTTACAGCGCGTTTGTCAGCGTTAGTCTACAGATGAACGTGGCAACTAAATCTTGTGTAAAAGTTTGATTTTGGAACTAGATTTGGTACCTCTATTGAGGCGAGATAGTGGAGATGGTGATAGCCCGAAGGCTATCACCTGCGATTTTTTACTGATTAAAGTCTTGATTGTTCTGTATCAATTCTAAGATAGGTCTTAGATTATTTACAAGCTTAGCCTTTAACTCATTTACAATTGGGTCATTAGGATATTGAATTATAATTTCCTCAACTGCACTTTCTAATTGCTTATACATAAATTGATAATTCAATCCTGTATTATTTGAGTTAGTACTCGCTTGTTCAACTTCATTATTGTTCTTTTTATTTTCAATAATGTTATTAACCATTTTAACTAAATTGCTCATACTCATTAACCTTTCTTTTGATATTTGATTTTGATTTCATTAGTTTCCATTGGAACTAAATACTTAACATAAAGTTCTGGATTTTCTTCCTTAAACTTTGTTACATCAAAACGATTTAACTTACGATTGATTAATTGAGAGTAACCCTCATAATCATCTAACTTATTAAAGATGATAAGATTTGTTTTTAATCTTTTAAACAAATCTAAATGAGTTGGAATAACTAACTTAATATTCTTACCCATTTCTTTGTGGTTATCTTTTGCAATTCCTAGATTTAATAAATCTAGTTGGTTTTGTTTTGTAGCTTTCTTTTGTAGCTTTACTACTTTTTGATTGCTCATAACATTCCTTTCTATAGTTAATTGTTATATCTAATCTTATATAGATAAGATTTTATTTTACAACAATTAATTTCACTAATTTCAAAAAAAAATTTCATGTCATATATGTATAAATTTTTTGTCCAAACCAATGGTCCCGTTTTGCACTGGTATCCTGACCAGGCAGCTGTTTAGTTTATTAATCGTTTTCAAACGTGGGCGTGGGCGTGGGCGTGGGCGTGGGCGTTAGCCCACGCTTTTTATTTTAACCTAACATATACGGAAACCGTTGGATTGTTCGCAGAACTCAATGAAGTCTTGAACATTCTCCATTGTAAAGGGATATGAACTACCCCAATCATGCTTGGATTGTACCCATTTCCAAGTATCGTGATCTTCCTTTGGATAGTCAGCAGGTGCTAGGTTGGTCTTTCCTGTTTCTCTCTCCACCTTTTCCCTTATCATATCGTGGCAACGATCAACAAACTTGTTGTTCTCTTTTGCTTTCTGTTCTTCTTCCTCTACCTCTTGGATAGCTTTTGAGACTGTGCCGTCTTTGATAAGTGCTTTGAGTTGTTGTGCAATTTGCATTGCCTCTTGTTCACTTACCTCATGACCGTCGTTTGACTGCCAATACTTTTTATTATCTTCGTCAATTACTCCTGTTTGTTCACATACAAAGTCAGCTAGTCTACGCCAACCCCACACGCTATTTCTGAAGTACTCGCCTTTTTCTGTTTTGTGATTTCCTAGACTATATAAATCAAAGCCCATGTTTTTCTCCTTTGTTAAGTTAGTTTCATTAGTCCTACCATATCCCATGAATAATGCAAGAAAAGATTTCAAAAAAATTTTCCAGCAGGATCTGCTGCTTGCTGCGCACTGGGCTCCTGGCCAGTCTAGTTTATACTCCTCTATCATCGGGCTTCTTCGGGCGTGGGCGTGGGATCCAGCACATGGTTCCGTCCTGGGCTGCTGGCCAGAGCTAATGTTGTACATTACATTACCTCTCTCCACTGAACGTGGGCGTGGGACTAGATTGATGTGCATCCACGCACCAGCGCTGCCAGCACGAAGATGTAGATCCATCCCACGGTTCTTGGCCAGAAGGCTAGTGGGACTAGAAGAGTAATTACCCATATCAATGTTCCTCCTTTTCGGCGTCGAGCTCCTGAGCTGCACATTCGACAGCCAACCATGTCATCGAGTTCTTGAATGCTGTGGGTCCTTGTATGTCCTTATCCAGCATGAAGAAAACAGACTCACCTGCAGACTGGGCTGCTTCGCGCACATAACGCCAAACGTCGGTTTCGAAGTTATCGTAGAAGGCGGTGGTGTCGACATAGTATGTGAGATCTGGAACTCCGCCACTACAGCCGTGCCTTGCAATGTCCTTAATGAGGAACAGGTCGTCCTGTTCCCCTGCCCGAAGGGCTTGTTTGATATCTGTGTAGCCTAACCACCATTTAGCTTTACGTGGAAGTATGTTTACTTGCCCCATGTTATGCCCTCCACATCTGTTTTGAACTTAACGAGATCACGAATTTGTAACTTCGTAAGTATCTTAGGTACATTATCCAGAAGACCTTCGCCCTTGAGTCTACTGCCTTTGGTAATCCTCACCCACATCTTTTCCGAATGGTTACGGTGCTTGAACCATACGTACACATAATCTTGCATCTTGGGTTGTCTTTCGAGGGCTTTGATACGAAAGTAGGTTTCTTTACCATGCTCAGGACATGTGTAAGCAATGTTCGCTTCATCTTCTGTCGCCATAGCTTTGGCTTCTTCTGAGTCTAGAGGATCTCTCCATATAAAGTTCTTCGTCATTTTTTTCTCCTTTGTTAGTTAGGTCGGTGAGGTCCCGTTCGATAACTAGTATAACCGCTCCTTATCCTCTTTCTTTTTGATAGGTGCCGACCATCTACAGATAAGATATGATGGGATAGAAGTCAAGTTCTTTTTCCAAAAAAATTTTCCAAAGCAGGATCGCATGCTGCCGTCAGGTCTCGCCTGGCCAGCTCTTCTAGTTCATAGCACAGATGACCTTGTCGTTTGAGAACGGGGGCGTGGGTCGAGAAAGGAAAATGAAAATAAACCATACCCACACCCATTACCAATCTACCATTTCCTGACCAGCAGCGCCAGATCCCAGCTGGTGATGCCTCCTGAAGGTTTAGTTCAAGCAGATGTGTGCGTGGGGGCGTGGGGGTGGGAGTGGGAGAGCAGCATGCTGAGCCGCGGTACCAGCTCCTTCGGCCAGAGTCAATGCTTCAAAAGCATTGATAAACGTGGGCGTGGGAACGTGGGCGTGGGATCAGGAGGATGGGCCAGTGCCCAGCTCCGCTGCGGCGGAGATTAAAGTCTTTAGATCCGTGTGGCGGGAGATAGGGAGCGGGGTTCGGGACTCACGGCTCACGGCCAGAAGTTCATAAGGGCTCTGCAAGAGGGGCCTATTCAAGATATACGCTCGACCACCTGCTTTCAAGTATTTAATGTGCCAATTAATTTGATACTTTGATAGGCCACAATTCTTGCTGGTGTTGGCTTTTAATTCGAACCAAAAAACTTGCTTATTTACGACACAATGGACGTCAGGAATTCCATTAACTGTGTTAGATTCTATGCGGGTAAAATGCCAATCTTTATCTAAATTTTTTAGCTCATGCCACAGTCTAGTTTCTTTGTTTTGAGCCATAATTTAATCGGTCAAGAATTAGTAATTTTCATTGGCTATACAACCAAAAAAATGCCTTCCATCTTTCATTACCCACCTATTAATTTCATCATTATAAGTAGCCATAGCCTCTCTAATTGCATCACAATATTCAAAAAAATCTAACACAGCGAAGTTAAAATCATATTTAATTTCAGTTAAATAGTAAAAACCTTCAGACCAAACAATGATATCCATTACGATAATTTAATAATTTTAGTAATTACTGAGTTGGGAATGATAGTAGTTCCACCAATAGTTTCAATGTAACCCTCATCACCCTCTTTGCCGTCCTTTAATCCATAGTCACAAAATATTCTTGTAATTCCTTTTGCACGTGAAACAAGCCAACCTCTAGATACCATACGACCTAGGCCAGATTTCATTAAGGTATCAAATGTCTGCCAACCTGTTTCTCCAACAATATCTAACCAATGCACTTCGACAAATGGGTATCGTTCTATCTTTT